CCCCCAAGATTCCCGACCCAGTACCACCACCAGCTCCTCCCCCACCTCCTACTAAGGTGGCAAAGAAAGTGGAGAACAAGGCACTCAAGAAGCGCCAAAGCTCCAAGAAAAGCGGTACATCTGCTCTTACTGTCCGTCGTTCCACAGTGAACACAGGCTCAGCAGGTAGTGGCGCGAACATCTCTTACTAATTAAAAGCAAAAACTAATATGGCAGACCGAACCCTCACGATCAACCACGCAGATGGCGGCAGTGAAACTTATACCATCAACCGTGACAAGTTTGCGGGGGTTCGGGAAATGCAGGTAGACGGAGCTGCGGTCACAGTAGACCACACAGCGGTTCCTAAGCACCAATCTAAAGAGACCACCCTAGGGGGTTCTCAAAGTATCACTATCAAGCGAGACATCGAGCCACTACTAAGTAAAGTAGTAGGCGGCGCTGCGGCTGCTTATAGCCTCCGCGACCTCCACGACACTACAGGAGTCAACAAGGTAGTCCGTGTTCGACGTGAGAGCGACAATAACGAACGGGACTTTAACGCCAAGGAAGTATCCAACGGTACACTCCAGAACTGGACGAATGCGCAGGTAACTCCACCACTAGATGTCCGTGAGCTTACAGCTACGGGTCGTGATGGAGCTGTGATTGAGGCAGCAGCGGCTTACTCCCTGCGTAACCTTAGTGACTCCTACACAGGTAGCGTAGTTGAGGTTCGTCGTAGTAGCGATGATGCAGTACGTTCCTTTACGGCTGCTGAGGTTGCTGATGGGACGCTGACGGATTGGGTTAGTGAAGCTCTGATAGCTCAGAACTCTACGAGCAATCCATATACAACTTTTACCAATGCTTCAACTACTGAGTTTACGGCAACACTTTCTTCGGGTGTATCCTTTGCGGGTTTTGGAAACGTTGAAGGGTCGAGTGGTGATAGTGTTACAGTTTCTTTTGATTTAAATATTGTTTCTGGTTCCCCCAGATTAGCATTAAGAGCGAGCAGTTCATCTATACCCGACGTATCTAATGGAGTTAGCTACACTAGCAGTGGGAGCTACTCACTGACAATGTTTGCGACGGGTGACTTTGGGTTTATAGGTTTCTCTGAAGGCGATAGTCCATCGGAGTTTACTGTTAGTAATTTCAAAATTACATCGGTCAGCGGTGCGACATATGTTAGAGACGGAACGGTATCCAAATGGTACGACCAGAGTACAACCTCTGGTGTCCCTAATGCTAAACACGCAGTGCAGACGGATGCAGCTTATCAGCCTAAGATTGTTGACGGCGGTGCGCTGGTTACTAACGCCGAAGGAAATCCAGCAATCCAAGGAGCAACTGGAAAATCTTTTGGCTTATCAGCTATAACGGGCTTAGAAGATGTAAGCATCTTTTTTGTAGGTGCAGTTCCCCCCTCATTTGAAGCTATTACGGGTTGGGACACTAACTTGCATATGATTAGATTCAGCAGTTCCACTTGGGAGTTTGTGGCAAATACAACAGACCCAGGAAATATGGGTTGGAATTCAGCTTTAACGTCAGGAGACACTGCTCTATTTAATTTTACAAGGTCTTCTGGAACCGTGACGGGATACACAAACTCGGTAGCTTCAGCTACGACTTCAAATGCAAACTCAAATCCCTTTGGTTTAAATCGCATTTTTACCAGAAGTAACGTAAACTACAACGATTATAAAGGAAAAGCATCCGAGCTAATCATCTACCCTTCCAACCAGACAGCCAACCGTACAGCCCTTGAGGCCAACATCGGTGAGGTCTACGGAATCGCTGGTATCCCTGCTTATGACGATACCGTCAACGGCTTCGTAGAGACTTGGTATGACCAGTCAGGTAACGGCAATAATGCTGTTCAGTTGACTGCTAGTAATCAGCCCAGAATTGTTATTGATGGTGAATTAATTATAAATGCAAAGGGATTCCCTAGCATTGCTCAATATCGAGGAGGAGCTGGAACCAACGTAAACAGATCATTTGTAATAAATAACGGACTACCCGTGTTGAACAGTACACACTTTGCTGTAACGCAATACAATCGTCAGTTTAGCTATCACCTTATTGGTACAGCATCTGCTGGGTCAAGTCGTGTAGGGCGTTATTCATCCGACCAATTCAGAATCGCCCAAGGCGGAACTTCGGCAACTTCTGGTGCAGTGTTTCCTACAAGCGTAGTTAAACTAGCTACAGTTAATAACGCTGCATCTGGAGGAACAACCACGGGATTTGTAGATGGCGTCCAAGCGTTTTCCGCTAATTTAGCTGACCCCTCATCAACTGGGCTTGTTTACAAGTACTTATTCAGAGGGGACAATGACAGTAGTGGACCCTTACTGTACTCTGAGTTCATCTACTACTCATCCGACCAGTCAGCCAACCGTCCTGCCATCGAAGCAAACATTAACAATCAATACGAAATTTACTAATGTATCTAATCTACGAAACTGAAGAAGCCGCCCTAGAACGTGCTGACGAAGAAGGAAAGTATCTAGGGTTCTCCTACTGGACTGACGGTGTGGGAACGCGGTGGCTTACCGCTCCCGTCCCTACAGCAGACGACAAGTGGGCTCTGGATGTCTCCGACTATGAGTTGGATGACCTCGAAGCTCAGTCAGTCGTTGACAGCTACCTAATCCCTGACACCCTCGAAGATAACCTTTAATACACCCTTTAGCCCTGTCCGTTCAATTAGAGCTCCTTAACCTCAATCGGTGAGACTTTATGCCCAACAGAAGGACGCCAACCTGTTCAGACAGGGCTTATTTTATAGAAACAATATATGAATACTGAAACAGCTCAAGCACTCTACTCCAAACTGGAAGGTAAGCGATACCAATACGTAGACCGAGCTCGCCAGTGTTCCAAGCTCACCCTTCCTTACATTATGACCGAGGAAGGTTTTGGCGCACATAGCCGCCTAGAGACCCCCTTTCAAGGCATCGGAGCGCGTGGAGTAAATAACCTCGCATCTAAATTACTGTTAGCACTCCTACCCCCGAATGCCCCTTTCTTTCGCCTCAACATAGACAGCCACGGGCTTGAACAAGAAGGCGCTCCACCAGAGTTAATCTCTGAGATCGAGAAGTCCCTTCAGCAAGTCGAAGAGTCTGTGATGGACGAGATTAGTCGTGAGACCTATCGCACCGTTCTACACGAAGCCCTGAAGCACCTTATCATTTCTGGTAATGCTCTCATCTACCTTCCAGACGAGGGTGGTATGCGTGTGTTCCATCTTGACCGTTACACCGTTGAGCGTGACCCAATGGGCAACATTCTCTACATCAGTACCAAAGAACAGCTATCCTATATGTCCCTCTCCCAAGAGATGCGAGACATCGCAGGGAACGCTGAGAGTGAAGGAGCTGACAACGACGTCAACTTGTTCACTGCTGTGTGCCGCAAGGAGAATGGCTGGAAGGTCTGGCAAGAAATCAACGGTAACCTTATCCCTGATAGTGAAGGCTTCTACGCCCTCGACAAGAATCCCTTTATCCCCCTCCGCTTCTCCCGTATTGACGGTGAGGACTATGGACGTGGATACGTCGAAGAGTACCTAGGCGACCTGCAATCCCTTGAGAGCCTCCAAAGAGCTCTTGTAGAAGGCTCTGCTGCTGCCGCTAAGGTTCTCTTCCTCGTGAATCCCAACGGTACAACCAGAGCTAAGACCTTAGCAGAAGCCCCTAATGGAGCTATCGCACAAGGCAACGCTGCTGATGTGTCCGTTCTCCAGCTCAACAAGTTTAATGACTTCCGAGTTGTTCAAGAGAGCATCGTAAAGATCGAGGAACGCCTCGGTCACGCCTTCTTGTTGACCTCTGGTGTGGTACGTAATGCCGAGCGTGTTACTGCTGAAGAAATCCGTATGCTTGGACAAGAGCTAGAGGTTGCCATTGGTGGTCTCTACTCGTTGCTCTCAGTTGAGCTCCAGATGCCTATGGTGAATCGCCTCATGGAAGTAATGCGCAAGAAGAAGAAGCTACCGAAGCTTCCAAAGGACATCATCAATCCTGTTATCATTACAGGTGTTGAAGCCCTCGGTCGTGGTCACGATCTACAGAAGCTAGATATGTTCCTAGCTGGTGCTGCTCAAGTAGTAGGGCCTGAAGCTGTAGCTCAGTATGTGAACGTAGGTGAATACTTTAAACGACGTGCTACCTCCCTCGGTATTAAAACTGATGGGTTAGTTAAGTCTGACGAACAAATGGCTCAAGAAGCCCAACAAGCCCAACAAATGCAAATGGCAGAGAAGCTAGGCCCCAGTGGTATCAAAGCAATCTCTGACCAAGCAAAAGTACAACAAGAACAAGCTCCCGTAGAGGAATAATAGAAATAGAATATGGCTGACCTACATCAAGTACAAATCAATGAAGTGAACGAGGAAGAGA